AGGGCAAAGAAACGCAGCCCATATGACTACCATCATTAGGTAGGCACATCTTATACCAGCGTAAGCATTGGCAACAAGGTTGGGCGAAGATACTGAGAGAACACCCCTATTGTGGGGCGTATATACCGAGAAACACTTTGCACCGTGCCATTCATGCAAAAATACACGATATCCCAACGCCAAAAGGCAAAGATTGCCAGATAGCCATAGAGGTGCTGGAGAATTGGCTCGAAACCGGCTACATCTCCTATGATGACCCTCTGGATAAGAGAATTGAGATGATTGCCAAATGTTTCAGAGCAAAATGCCCAGCAACCACTGCAATGTTAGATTGGCAAAAAGACATAGTGGCTAAGTTCTATCGGGGAGGCTAATGCCTCCCCATTTTCTATGGTATAATAGTAGCAAGAACATTTACAGTCCAAAAAAATGGAAGCCTTTAGCGGACTTCCGTGGAGCAGACCAAAGTTTACAACCTCTGCTCCTAAAACAAGTATAACACATTGTTATACAGAACGCTACTGAACCGAACAGAATAAAATCGGCAAGCGAATAAAGAATCTGGGCAACGTGAACCCCCACGACCCAGTCCCTAGGTTGAATCCTATAGCTCAAGGACCAAATGGCGGAGAGCAGGACGCTTGAAATAATGTCGCTAGAAAGTTTAGATGGAACACTAGAACAGGACTGTGAAGCCGTAGACTTAGGAGCAGCCCCTATACCTAGGGATAAGGGTACTATGGTATAATTAAGAAAATAAATGAAAGGAGATTATGCCAGTTCATGCAGTAAGAAGCGCAGGGGGAAAGATAATCGGTTGGCAATTTGGACAATCGGGGAAGATATACAAGACCAAGCAGGAAGCAGAAGAACAAGAGCGAGCAATACGAGCATCTGGTTGGAGGGGTGATGGGACAAATAGCGATAACAACGGCGCTTAAGAAGATTAAACAAACATTGTACGAGCCAACCTTCTACAAGGTGATACAGGGCGGCGCTTGTTTTGTTGCTGGAACAAAAATATTGCTGGAAGATGGGGAGTATAAAAATATAGAAGAGATAGCTTGTGGGGATAAAGTATTGAGCAGGGGGGTAGATGGTGATATAATTACGACAGAGGTAAAAAGGGCTTGGTATGCTGGAGAAAAAAAGCCTATCCTCAACATTAAAACTAGAGGAAAGGAGATCAGAGCTACTTATGACCACAAGTTTTACACCCCCCAAGGATACATTGAATTATACAAAATTGTCTGGGGAAAAATGGAAGAGAGCCAAAGGCTACAGCTCAGGATATTATGTGAGCAATATGGGCAGAATATTCACTTGGCATCAGTATGGGGGGAAGAGGAGACCAGCCATAATGAAGCCCTGTGCCTATGTGGACAAAAGGAGGGGAAGAACCAAGGGATACTACAAGACTCTAATGGATGGGAAAAACATACAAGTTCACAGGATAGTCGCAGCAACATGGATACCGAACCCAGAGGGAAAACCCCAAGTGAATCATATAAACGGGATCACCACGGACAACCGAGTGGAGAATCTCGAATGGGTGGATCACTCCGAGAATCAGTTGCATGCTTACAAAATAGGGTTGGCGACAAAGAAGTTTGGGGAAGACAATGTACACTCGAAAATGACAAAGGAAAAAGTCATGGAATTGAGAACTCAGTGGGACACGGGAGAGGGGAAGCTTCTCAGGAAAGAATATGCAACGAAGTATGGGGTATCGGAGGCGACGATAAAAGATATTTTAGAGAACAAAAGCTGGAGGCATTTGCCATTGACGAAATACAAGTGGAAGAACCACAAAAAGTATATTCGTTAGAAATAAATCACCCTACACACAATTATTTCGTAAGTGAAGCGAATATAAATGTATCCAACAGTGCTTCAAAGTCTTTTTCTATTATGATTATATTGATTGGCTATGCTGAGAGCTACCCCAATTCACTAATAACAGTAGCTGGCATGACTTACAACCATCTAGCTACAGGCACTATGCGTGATTTCCAGAAAATAATGAAGGAGACTAACCGCTGGGATGATTCTTGTTTTAGTAAGACAGCTAAGATATACACATTCCCCAATGGGTCACAGATAGAGTTCCTCTCGGTGGATAACATGACTTCTCGTGGGCCGAGGCGTGATGTACTATTTGTGAATGAGGCGAATGGTATCAACTACGAAACATTCGACCAGCTTGCCACTAGGACTAGGGATTTTGTAATACTTGACTACAACCCAAGCGCTAAGTTCTGGGCGCACGAGGAACTTGTGGAAAAGCAGAAAGACAAAACAAGCTTTATCGTGTTGACTTATTTGGACAATGAAGCGCTAAGCAAACAAGAGCGGGAAAATATCGAGAGCAGAAAGCCAAAGCCAGGCGAAGAGCCGAGCAATTTCTGGATTGTGTATGGCTTGGGTCAAATCGGCTCGTTAGAGGGAAATGTATATCAAAACTGGATAGCAGAGCAGAAAAAACCGGATGGCTATATCTTGAAACGTTACGGAGTGGACTTTGGCTTTTCAAACGATCCTACCGCTGTAGTGGCTGTTTATGAGAATGAGAACCATGAAATATTTGTAGAAACCATGATATATGAAAAAGGCCTTCTCACCCCTGAGCTTGTGAAAAAGATGAAGGAGTTAGAGCCAGCGCTGGCCGTTTGCGATAACGCACGGCCTGAGATAATCGCCGAGATGAAGCGGTCTGGGCTTCGGGTTATAGCTTGTGACAAGACGGCTGGTGAGATGATGAACGGCAAACGATATAATATCGAACTAGTGCAGCGTAGAATCATTCATTACCTAAAGAGCGACCAAGACTTAGAGAAAGAGTACTTGTCTTATGCTTGGCGCAAGAAGCGCTCCACTGGAGAATGGTTAGACGAGCCGGAGGACGGCAAGGATCACGACATGGATGCATTATCCTATGCTCTACGGGATATGGCAAAGAAGCGCATAGAATTTTGAAAAAACCATTGACTTTCTATTATGCTTGTGATAATATAGAGATATAGCAAATAAACGAAAGGAACAAAAATGAAAAAATCAACAAAAGACTTACTCGGAGCAGCACTATTTGGAATACTGACCGGAGCAATATTCTTCTTTGCTTAATATGGTATAATCAAGATACTCTCCCAAAACTCAAAGGCCCCAAATCGGGGTCTTTCTTTTTTGTGTTATAATGGACTTATAGTAAAAAGGAGCAAAGAGCTATGCTACATTTTAACGGACTCGAACCCATAGACTTCAAGGGGAAGTTATGCGAGCCAAAGCTAGACGTAGAAAAGAAACTACGGCTGTCAAACATAAAATTTGAAACAGAAACACAGATCAAAGAGGCCGATGAGGTATTGGCTTCTTGTTTTGAGGAAGAATACGCCAAAAGCTTCATTCGTGAAAAGTTGAGCGTAGATGACAAGATTGTACTTCGGACTTATCTATGCAACGGCGAAACTGGTTTGAACCGCTTATCAAGCGTTACAGAAGGCGCTATAGAAAAATACATCACAAGAGTGATAGAGGACGGGAAAGACAATGGATAAAGAGATTATATGCGTTTATCAAGATTGTGTGATGTGTGGCGATAGAGGCAAAGAGCTAAAAAAGGATATTGACACGAATGGGCTTACTGTCAGGAAAGTGTCATTCGCAAGCGATGAAGGCAAAGAACTGGTACATGAGGCTGTATTTGTGCATAAAATTAAGAAGATGCCATTCTTCACAGATGGAAAGAAATACGCAGAAAAGATATCGGACTTCGTTAAAAAACCAGAAAAAAAAGTGAGGGCAAAGCAAGATGGGGATGATAAATAGGTTAAAAGACGCAGTTAAACGCAAAAAAGCACGAGATTTTGCGCAAGAGCTGTCTAATCAGTTCTTTTTGAGTCCATTATGTTCTGATTATGAGAATTTATTTGCGCAAGTCAGGCCGCTCATTGATGAAATGAAAATCGTGATGCCGTATGGTGTTACAGATAGAGGCACAAAATTACCGATTGCGAAAACACCAGAATTATATTGGCTAAGAGATCCCAATGAGGAAATGGGATGGGCTGAATTCGCAGATTTGATGTTTGCAACATGGCTTACAGAAGATGAGCTGGATATCCACGTTTGGAGGGACAAGAGGGGCAAAGTTATAGGTTACACCATCATACCACCAGAATGCCGGTTTTATCTTGGTTATGGGCGATGGGAATGGCAGGTGCTTACAACGGACGGCGTGCAAATACTAGATGAAACACAAGTGATGCGCCTTCGGTTCAGCCGTAGCCCTCGTAACATCCAAAGAGGCGTATCGCCAGCATCTGCAGTCCGTATTTGGGCGCAGATTGACGATTTGATTGCGCAATACCAACGAGCTTACTTTGAAAATGGCGCTATTCCGGCAACCATTACGTTTATCACGGCCAGCACGTTTGAGAAATACGATAAAACCCGCAAAGAGCTAGAGGACAAGCTCAAGGGGGCGCACAATCGCAACAAGACGGTTTATGCGTGGAGGCAATTTGACAATGATACTGGGCAAAGCGTAGATCAAGTAGAAGTCAAAACCATCCAAGGCAATAACTCCACATTAGCGATAAAAGAAATTGTGGACATTGTAAATGACAGAATGAACAAGTCCATCGGAGTGTCTAACTTCATCCTAGGCGATGACTCAAGCGCAAAATATGACAACGCAGAACTTAGTGACCATCAATTCACGAAACGCCGAGTTTATCCGGCTTTGATGAGCTTTTGGAACCAATTCCAGCACGAGCTAGAAAGAATACTCGGTGGGCTAGGCTATGGTATTAGCTTTGATTTAGAAATACCCGAACTCACCGAGAGGACAAAGGCAAAAGCCGAAATTGCAAGGATTAGGAGCGAGGCACTTGTGAATCTTATCAGCGCTGGGGCTAGTGGAGCAAGTGCCGTGGAGGCTTTGGGCTTGCCAAAGGGGTGGAGTGGTGCTGCAAACGACATCTATGCAAAATCACTATTAGGACAATTAAACGCACCGGTAGCAATAGACTATGAAAAGCCAAAGGCGATAGAATCCACTGTGGACAAAAAGGGGGGCGAGAGCGAGCCTACAGACCCTTTAGAGAACCTCGAAACGCATGACCTAGTTCATGGTCATAATTGTGGTTGCGACCATTCTGTTGACGCATTGCCAGAAATGACACCAGATGAGCGCAAGCTGTATGATAAGCTCATAGAGCTGGCACGAGATATTATGCAACGAAATGGCGAGCAATATGACAAAATACTTGGTGAGATGATCGATATATTAGTGGAGGATGCAAACAAAGGCGGTGAAGAAGGTGCAAAGGCTCTGTCGCTCTTATCTGAAGACGATGTGGCAAGCGAGATACTCTCTACTATCAGCA